AAGAACCTTAATGCCGGAAGCTAAATTTTTCTGTTTGAGTTACGATAATCCAAGAGGAAGAGAAAATTTCCACGTTGCAGACTTTGAGCTTGCCGAAGATGAAAGTTGTACTTATATTAATACTGACGCTTTATCAATTGAGGATACGGTAAAGTTAGTAAAAGAACAATTATAACTTGGAAAAGAAGAATACAATATTCTGCGACATCGACGGTACTATTTTTAAATACCGTAAATTCGAAACCTACAAATCATCTGAAGCAGAACCTATACCTTCAACAGTTGAATATCTCCAAAAACAGCATTCAGAAGGACATATGATTGTTTTAACTACTGCAAGACCTCACGATATGTTAGGTCACACCATGTGGGAATTAAAAAATCATAACATAGCTTATGACAGACTAATTATGGGACTTGAAAGAGGTCCTAGGTATCTAATCAACGATATGGATCCTCAAAAGGAAGGCAAAAGAGCAATAGCAGTAAATTTAATAAGAGATCAAGGATTTAACTAATATGACAAATTGGACTAAAAAATTACACGTAGGATCATCATTACCAGCAAAACCAGGCCAACATGCAATGTTTGTAGGCAGATGGCAGCCTCTACATCCCGGACACCAGGCTTTATTTCAGAGAGCAATGGAGGAAGGAAAAAATGTATTAATATGCATCAGGGATATTCAACCTGACGAAAAGAATCCATTCTCAGCTCAGCAGGTTCTAGAAAACATTACAACTTTCTACAAAGACGAACCTCGAGTAAAAGTAATGGTTATTCCCGATATCTGCTCTATTGAATTCGGTAGGGGAGTTGGGTACGATGTTATTGAACATATCCCACCAGCAGAAATCGCAGACATCTCTGCAACCAAAATCCGTGAACAAATGAGACAGGAGGGAAAGTTATGACCCCGGATAAGTTAAGGCACATTCTAAAAACTATAACCTGGAGAATGGTAGGTACAATCGATACTATTCTTTTGAGTTGGTTAATCACCGGAAACCTAGAAACAGGGGTTAAAATTGGAGGAGTGGAAGTTATTACAAAGATGGTATTGTATTATTTTCACGAACGTCTTTGGTATAGGTACATCCGCCTGGGGAAGAAGCCCTAACGGATAATATTTATAACAAATGGCAAACGCAGTAAATTATTTATCCCAAATTCAAACCGGGCAAACCATCCAAGCAGTTCACGTATCTCAATTTGTAGATGCGTTCACCGGTTCAGTAGCATATGATCTAAGAACATCAGGTTCTTTCACAATTATTGGTCCTTTAACTGCGACAGCTTCGTCTGCAAATACAGCTTACATTGCTTCAAATCCGTCAACAGATACAAATTATACTCTAGTATTTAAAAATAATTCTGGTGCTTTAGGTGATTTCTATCAATTGGCTGCAGATGGAACAAATGGTCCATACTATAATCCTGCAACTAACGTTTTAGGCGGGTTAGGCGGATTAACAGTTTCCGGGTCTATAGGTAGATTTACTTCAATTACCGGTTCCTTGTCTGGTAGTGTAACAGGAAACGTTACAGGTACAGCAACCTCTGCATCTTATGCTTTAACCTCCTCTTATGCAAATAACGGGGTAACAAATTTATCTGTTGGTACATTCTACGATACAACAACCCAAACTATACTATCAGGTGCTTCAGCATCCATTACTTTAAACACGCCAGTTATTCAAGATGGAGTAACTGTGGCCTCCAATTCAAGAATTACAGTAACTAGAACCGGTATCTACAACCTACAGTTCTCAGCACAGCTATCCACTCCAGGCGGTGGATCCCCTGATGTTCATATATGGTTAAGAAAAAATGGAACTAATATAGCAAATACTAATACCGGTGTTGTAATGCAGAACTCAAACCAGAAACAGGTTGCTGCTTGGAATTTCGTTGAAAGCCTAATAACAGGTGACTTTTTAGAGCTTGTAGCATATCTCAATGGAGGTAGTAGCGTTTTATTTCTTGCTGAAGCTGCAGGACCAACAAATGGTGGGGTAGGGGTTCCATCTGTAATCGTTACAATGACCCAAATCAAGTAAGCAAATCCAATACTATTTATTAGTATATGGCTAACGCTCAAATCTGGCCCGGTTCATCCTCATTCTTTCCCGGAAATACTCCATTCGGTTTTTACGACTATGATTATCAGTTTCAAACAGATGCTGACAAAGTAGCAAACTTCTGTGCAAGGAGATTAGGATACCCACTGGTTGATGTTGAATTACAGGATATCAACTTCTACACAGCATTTGAAGAAGCAGTAACAACCTACGGAAACGAAATTTATGCATTTAAAGTAAGACAAGACTACCTTTCAATGGAAGGAGCTTCGACCGGTTCTAATTTTAATAATGCAGTAATTCAACCTAACTTCGGAACTATTGTTAGAATGTCTAATCAATACGGTGAAGAAGCAGGAGTAGGAGGAACGGTTTCCTGGCATACAGGTTCTTTTTACACTAAAGCCGGTCAGCAGGATTACGATATGACAGCATGGGCTAACGCTTCTGCATCATTAGCAGCCGGTGATACAATCGAGATTAAAAGAGTATTTTACGAATCACCTCCGGCCATCGTTCGTTACTTTGATCCTTATGCAGGAACAGGAACAGGGCTGATGAATATGTTAGATACTTTCGGATGGGGTAATTACTCACCGGCAATCAACTTTCTGTTAATGCCCATCAATTATGATCTTCAGAAGATTCAAGCCATTGAATTTAACGATCAAATCAGAAAGTCAAACTACTCGTTCGAATTAGTAAATAATAGATTAAGATTATTCCCAATCCCAACCGTGGATGAAGGAAGAATGTTCTTTGAATATATTAAAAACTCAGAAAGAAACAATCCAGTGATGGCAAATTCATCAGGGTTAGTTTCTAACGTTTCTAATGTTCCTTATACCAACCCAAGATACACTCAAATTAATTCAATTGGAAGACAGTGGATCTTTGAATATAGCTTATCTTTAGTTAAAGAAATGCTCGGATATATTAGAGGTAAGTACACCACGGTTCCAATTCCGGGAGCAGAAGTTACTCTAAACCATGCAGATCTTATAACTGCAGCTACTTCAGAGAAGAACTTGCTTTTAGATAGATTAAGAGCTTACTTAGAAGAAACATCCAGAGAAAAATTAATGGAAAGAAGATCTTTGGAAGCTGATTACAAACAGAAGGAACTTAATATGGTTCCACAACCAATATTTATAGCATAACATGGTAAAATTAAAAAACCTATTAAAGGAAGTAACCTATTCAATGTACCAGAATTTAGTGTATGTTGAATTCTCTGATGAAACCAACGTTACTGATATCGCTCAGCTAATCAGAGGTCTACGTTATGTTACTGTTGTAAACAATAAAACAGATAAAGAAGACTTAAATCCAAGAGGATTACTTCAATTAAAAGTAGTTACATTAAAGCCAGGACAGGAAACCTTTGAATTAATTAAAAAAGAAGCAATGTCAACCATTCCTACTTTAAAGAAATTTAAATATAGTACCAAACAATTACAAAAAATTGAGGAGATCTAATTTTGGCATTATTCGGAAAATCCAGAGACGTATTGTTGATCAATAGTATCAACCGGGAGTTACTGCCTAATATTGTAACTCAGCAGGTCGGTTACTACAAACTCACTCTCGGAGCTTCACAAACAAACATTTATGGAGAAGCCACCAATAAATTCTTTAGTGAACCAACCCTTCTTAATTGTTTGATTGAACGGCAAGATCCAACCTGGACTTCCGATTCGTTCGGACCAGATACTGGCCAAACACTAAATATTGCATTCTTTAGAGAGGACCTTATCGACGTGTCAATCGTCCCGGAGGTTGGAGACATTATATTCTACTACGAAAATTACTATGAAGTAGATGGAGTTGTTGAGAATCAATACTTCGTAGGAAAAGTACCTGATTACTCGTATTCTGAAGGGTTAGATCAATATGGCTCATCAATTAGTATCGTTTGTTCAACCCACCTAGTACCTGCTGACAAACTAGGTATAACCAAAGAAAGAATGTAATGGCAGACAAGATTAGAAAACCGGTACCAAAAAACCAAAGAGAAATTTCAATCTCTCAACAATCCCCGCTGTTAGATAACCCAAACAGTTCAGTTGTACCACTACCGGTATTCGCTAATGAGATTAATCCTGCTACTGCTAAAAATTATCGAGCAGAACAGATCTCAGTAAAAGGAGATACTACCAAAGAATATACTGTCGGTATTGGAGATATAGATGAGACTATTTCCTACTATTTTAATAACGTAATTAAACCTGAAGTATACCAGAACGGAACTACCATCCCAGTACCAATCATCTACGGAAATCCCGAAAGATGGAAAGCAGTCCAGAAAGACGGTTACTACAGAGATAAAAATAGTAAGATTATGTGCCCTATCATTATGTTCAAGAGGGCATCGATGGAAAAAAAATATAATATAGGTAATAAACTAGATAGTAATAATCCCATTAATTATGCTGTTGCTGGAAAAGCCTATCAAAAAAACGATGCATATTCAAATTTTAACCTGTTAAATAATAGAAAACCCGTAACCGTTTACCAGGCAGTAGTTATCCCAGACTACGTCACTATATCCTATGAATGTATCATATGGACCTATTATATCGAACAAATGAATAAAATCGTTGAATCTATTAACTATTCATCAAATGCTTATTGGGGAGACCCTGATAGGTTTAAATTCCATGCTCGAATCGATACGTTTACGAATAACGAAACGCTAAGTCAAGGAGAAGAGCGGCTTATAAAGACTAATTTTAATATTACAATGCACGGGTATATCGTACCTAACGTTATTAATAAAGAATTAGTGGCGACCAAGAAGTTTTTCTCTAAAGGAAAAATGAATTTTACCACCGAAGCAGTTGGTGATATCAACGACATTTAATAACCTTTTGAAGGTCTATTTACTATTTATATTAGAACTATCTAACAAACTAAACTAAAATGGCAGAAACTTTATTATCACCCGGTGTTTTAGCGAGAGAGAACGACCAATCTTTTATAACAGCACAACCTATTGTTGTTGGCTCCGCCATCGTCGGCCCAACTGCGAAAGGACCTGTTAACATACCAACATTGGTTACATCTTTTAGCGACTACCAGAACAAATTTGGAGCTCAAGTAGCTTCAGGATCCAACTTCTACACCTACTTCACTTCTATCGCAGCTTACAACTACTTTCAAGAAGGTGGTGAGACTTTATTAGTAACTAGAGTAGCTTCTGGATCATTCACGGCCGCTTCTTCTTCTTTCGTATCTGCTTCCGGTTTCGCCGGCGGTAAGACGTTGTCTGTATTTGAAGTACAAACACCATCAGAAGGTACCTTAATGAACAGCTCAGGCCCTGTAGGAAGTAACGGAACATTGTTAAGCGGATCTTCAGATAACTTAAGATTTGAAATCACTAGCGCTTCAACATCATCAGGAACTTTTGCTCTACTAGTTAGAAGAGGGGACGATACTGAAACTAATAAAATTGTTTTAGAGACATGGACTAACCTATCTTTAGATCCTGTAGCTAGCAACTACATTTCAAGAGTTATTGGAGATCAAGTACAAACAGTACAAACAGATGCTGATGGAACTACCTACATACAAGTATCCGGATCTTACGCAAATAAGAGTAGGTACATAACAGTTAAAGCAGTTAACTACCAGACCCCGAACTATTTTGATAACAACGGTCAACCAAAAGCTGCCTTCACCTCATCTATCCCAACAGCAACATCAGGAACTTTCGGAGGCGCTGTAGGAACACCTTTTACCAGCATGGCTGCTAATTTCTACGAAAATATTGGAAGCACAAACACACAAGGCTTAGTAGGAACAAACTACACTACAGCTCTTGCTCTACTTTCAAATCAGGATGAATATGCATATAGTTCTATAGCACTACCCGGTATTTACGCAGCTGATTACTCAACACAAATAACTAAGCTGATCAACAACGCCGAAGAAAGAGGTGATAACATTGCAATTATTGATCTAGTAAAGTATGCACAAACTGTTACATCTACAACTAGCGCAGCTAGCAGTCAGAATACTTCTTATGCTGCTGCTTACTGGCCTTGGGTTCAAACACCTGATCCTTATAGCGGTAACATCGTATGGGTACCGGCATCAACCTTAATGCCTGCAGTGTATGCATTTAATGATAATGCTGCTGAGGCTTGGTTTGCACCTGCTGGTTTTAATAGAGGAGGTCTTGCTACTGCAGTAAGAGCAGAGAGAAGATTAACACAAGCTGAAAGAGATACTTTATATCAAGCAAAAGTTAACCCAATTGCTACTTTCCCTAACCAGGGTTTGGTAGTATTTGGACAAAAGACTTTACAGACTAAAGCATCTGCTTTAGATAGAGTAAACGTAAGAAGATTATTAATCACATTAAAGAGCTTCATCTCTCAAATTGCTGATAACTTAGTATTTGAACAAAACAGTATTGCAACTAGAAATTCTTTCTTATCGCAAGTTAATCCATACTTAGCTTCTGTACAGCAGAGACAAGGTCTTTATGCTTTCAAAGTAATCATGGATGACTCAAATAATACTGCAGATGTAATTGATAGAAACCAGCTAGTAGGTCAGATTTATATACAACCAACTAAGACTGCTGAATTCATTTACTTAGACTTTAATATCTTACCAACAGGAGCTACTTTCCCAGCGTAATTCAACTTAACAGATATTTATAATCAATAAAACATAAATAAAATGGCAGTATTAGATCCAAACGAAATATTTTTCACAGCCTTTGAACCCAAAGTAAAGAATAGATTCATCATGTATGTTGATGGTATTCCTTCCTACTTTATTAAAGGCATTGACGGTCTTACTTATTCCTCAGAAGAAATTACCCTAAATCACATTAATGTAATGCGGAAAGTTAAGGGTAGATCTAAATGGGAAGACGTTACTATGACTTTATATGACCCCATTACTCCTTCTGGTGCTCAAGCCGTAATGGAGTGGGTACGTCTCCACCACGAATCAGTAACAGGTAGAGATGGTTATAGCGACTTCTACAAAAAAGATTTGACTATCGACATCCTAGGTCCTGTAGGTGATATCGTTTCAGAATGGATCATCAAAGGAGCATTCATTAAAGAAGCTAAATTCTCCGATGTAAGCTGGGATGAAGATGCCGCTGCACAAGAAATTACAATTAGTATCGCAATGGATTACGCAGTATTGAACTTCTAATCAAAATTAAACTTAAAGAAAGAGCCCTCCTATTTATTAGAGAGGGCTTTTTTATTACATGAAACTCATAGATCTACTAAACGAACTAGTTATGCCACCGGCTTTAAAAGCCAAACAATACGAATTGGAGAAAGACGGCTATACAAAAATAGGAGGTGGAGATAATGGCATTGTAATGCAAAAAGGATCCGACGTAAAGAAGCTTACTACGGATGTTGATGAGCTAGAACACGCTGAGAAACTGTTAAACCATTCTTTCTCATGCATTATCCCTATCTATAAAGTAGAGAGACTGGCCGGAGGTAAATCTG